GCGACGGCCCGGTTGCCGACGTTCACGCCCCGAATGTTGAACAACAAACCGCCGTCACCGATCGGGGCCGTGAACGTCAACGTGGCGGTTATCGGCTCGGACGCGGCGAGGTCGCCGACGAGGGTGTCGTCCCCGTCCCCGAGAGCGACGTCGGTGTAGTCGTGCGTGCCGAGATCCCGGCCGACCCCGTCGCGCAGGTTCAGGGACACGGCGGCGCCGTCCGCGTCGGCCGTCCACCAGACTTGGAACACGACGGGCAGGGTGGTGTCGATCAGGGTGAACACGCGCCGGAACTGCAGGGTCACATAATCCGTCGCCTGCTCGACAGGGGTGACCGTCCACCCGTCCAAGCCCTTGATGAACAGGGGCTCGGCGTTGTACCCGACCTGATACAGAAGGCCCGGGGCTTCCTGCACCGCGTCAGCAGCCCGATAAGCGGCGGGCAGCGTACCCCACCAATTCTTCGTCCACTGATGGACCGGGACCGCGTCTATGCCGCTCATACGACCGTCACCGCAATCGTCCCCAGCATCGGCAGGGGCGCGTCGCCGGTCAGGTTGATCGTCGCCGGCGCGCTGGTCACTTCCCGCACGCCCGGGGCGTTACCGACCACCGTGACAATCTCGAACTGCGTGGCCGAATCATCGAACTCCCACGTCAACGGACTAATCCAATTGGTCAGGGCCGCGGTCACGGACGCTTCGACGGCGGCCGCATCCCAGCCGGGCGCGGCCTTCACCGTGACCGCGATATCGACCGTCGTGTAGGTCGGGGCGATCACATGCACGTTCAGCGACGCGAGGGCCTGTTCGGCGAGGCCGACCCTAATGTCTTCCATCACCGCCGCGTCCACAGCCAAACCGTCGAGCCCGGCGACGGCCACGGTCACATGCCCATACGACGTAACGCCCGGGTCGGCGGGGTTGTAGTTGTCCAGGGTCAGTGCCCGGCCGATACCGACCTCCGACAGGGCCGCGTATTGGAACTGCTCGGGGTGCACCAATGTGCTGTTCTGCCGTGCCAGGACGGCGGCGGCGCGGGCGTTGAACCGGTCATCCGTTTCGACGTCCTGCCCGCCGAGCAGCGCGGCGGCAAGCTGCACGGACTCAACGAACGGCAAGTTATCCACCACACTAAGCGGCGCCCCAGACGGTGACCCGTTCGGCAGCGAGCCGATCTGCTCGGCGATCACGTTCACCTGCCCGGTCATGGTCTCCGACGTGATGATGCTCAGGTCTTCGACCGTGAACAGGTCCACCGTGTCGAGGGACGTGTCAAGATTCAGCCGCAGCCGGGTGCCGGCAGGGATCACCTGCACCGGGGCGGAGTTCGTGACGGTAAACTCGGCCCGGCCCCGCGCCTCAGCGCCCTCCGACCGGGCGGTCCCCATCAGGCCGACCAGCTGCTCAACAACCCGCGGGCCGATCAACTGCAGGCTAAGGATCTCGGGGCCGAGCATCACCGCGAGGGCTTCGATCAGGACAACCTCAACGTTCCCGCCCCGCGGAACCCATTCCGGCATGACCGACTGAATGTAACTAATGGCTGCGTCTGCCCAGTCGACTTCGGTGCCGGTGTTGAGCAGGTTCAGGGTCTCCAACTCGGGAACATCAAACTCAGCCACTAGATCTCGCCTTCGGTATCGTTACGCGCCCAGGTGATATCGGCGACTTCCATCGTGCTGCTATGCGGTGTTGACTCGACCGCCAAAACCGTGACCCCGTCCGGGCCGTGCTCGTCCAACCCGACCTGCACGTCACCGACGTGCAACCCTGCGAAGCCGGGGTCGGGCACGCCGTAGGTCGGGCGCATGGGCCGTTCCCCGATCGGGGTCAGGACCAGCGACGCGATCGCTTCTTCGATCGCTTCGTCCGACCCTTCTTCGACGGTCGCCACGAACCCGCGAGGGGTAAGGCGGAACGGGAATGACAACATGCCTTGATAGTCACCGACCCCCGCCCCCGCGTGTGGGAAGGCATAGGCGGAAGGCCCCCACCCATCCGGGCGGGGGCCTTCCAACAGGTTTTCTAGGCGGGCGGGGTCTTATCCGGCGCCAGGAACGGCAGGTAACGCCGCGTCCACTCGATCACGCCCGGGGTCGACGCGATCCGCGCCAGCGTCGCCGACGCGGCGGTGATGACAGCGGCGGCGCCGAGCAGCCACAACCGCAACCCTTCGGGAAGGTGCTGGCCGAACCCGTCGACGATGGTCTGCAGGATCAGCGGGACAATGACCAGCAAACCGACGAACGCCGGGATGCCGACCTGAACAGCGGTGCGGAGCGCCGCCCTCGCCGGGAACTTCGCCTGCGTCGGGGCGGGTGCCAGATGGTCAGCCATTACTTGCCCGCTTCCTGCGCGAGATCCTTGTCGATCCGCTTCTGGTTTTCTTCGATGACCCACATGAAGCCGGGGTGCTTCCGGCCCTGCTCGTCCTGCCAGCCCGTATAGGCGAGGGCTTTCAGGTAGTCGCGGGTCGCGCGGCCTTCGGCTTTGATAACGTCGGTGATCTGTTTGACTTCGGCAGCTGACAAGGTGCTCTCCTTCGGTTTGGTGGATTGGGCGGTTATCGTGCCCGCGTGCCCGGCACAGTAGATTGCCGGGTTGACCCGGCCATAGGTGCCGTTGTTGAAGTCCCACGCCGGGGGCATCATTTCGAAGTGCAGGTGCGGGCCGGACGACGCGCCGCCCGAAGCGCCTGACAGGCCGATAACCTGCCCTTTGGTGACCCTTTGCCCCGGCCGGACGCGGATCTCCGACAGGTGCGCGTAGATCGACGCCGGTTCGGTCGCGCCGTGGTCAATAGCGACGTACTGGCCCGCGAAGTCAGGGTTGATCCAATACGGGTTAGGCCCCGACCCGTCAGCCCGGTAATCAGCCGGCAGCAGTGACGAGTCCTGCGCCTGCACGACAACACCGTCCCCGGCCGCGTGGACGGGCGTCCCGGTCCAGACCTTGAAGTCTTTACCGGTGTGCCCGCCAACAGGGTTGTACCCGCCTGGGTTAGTCCCGAAGTCCTGCCCGAGCGTGGCCGGGTCAACAGGGTAAATGTAGGCCGTCATGCTGTCTTCTTTCCGCCGAAGTAAGGCCGGGCGAGGCCGGCGACGACCAGGGCGTCGTTCACGCTGGTCGAGGTCGTGATCGGGGTGAGCATCGCCAGCCACCGCCCGTACTTGTCCTGCGACAAGGGCTTCAGCGACTGGATGGTGACGAGCGACCCGGCAGGGGCGGCGCCCATGCAGAACGCGGTCGCCTCGTTATGGCCGGGCTCGCCGCGTTCCGGGGTGTCGATCCCGTACAGCCGGAACCGGTCAGCCTTGGACACGCCGAAGCCAAGATCAACGGCCAAGTCGACGGTGTCGCCGTCCACCCAGCGCACGACCTCGGCGTGATATTCGTAAACCATGCCCCCAGCATGGGGACCGGGGGCATGGTTGGGTGGGAAGGCTTAGATGCGGGGGATCGGCAGGCCCGCGTCCTGCAATGCCTGCGCGTTCACGTCCCGCTGCTGCGTGACCAGTTCACACCGGGCCTTCGTCTCGGCCAGGGTTTCTTTGAGCATCGCGATCTGCGCGTTCAACGACTGCACCGCGACCGATTCGAAGTCGACGGTTTCGCCCATCGTCGCCGCGGGCAGCGCCGGCTTGTCGGCGTCCTTCTTCTTATCCTTGAAATGGCTGAGTATGCCGAGCGTCAACGGGGTCAAGGTGCCCACTGCGGCGACAACCGAGAGCGCTATAGCTGAAAAATCCACTGTCCCCCAGCGCTCCTTAGCTGTCGTCGTTAGGCGGTTCCGCGAGCGTCGCGTCGTCAGCTGGTCGCGCCTGCGATAGTGCCGCGCGCAACCTGACCCGGTCATGCTTGATCTGTTTGATACGCCCCCAGCAGCCGAACGCGACGCCGAGGACGTACACCTGCGCGAACAGCCCGGCCGACAGGCCGTAGGCGATGAACAGCGACGCGGACAGGGACAGGTTGACGAGCATCAGCACCCAGCACGCGACCCGTTCCAGGCGCAGGCCCGAGTCGGGGTTCGGATCTTTCGCGGCCGAGCGGATCGCGTAGAGCCCGGTCAGGCCGGCGAACAGGAACGCGACCCCGATGACGGGCAGGAACAGCAGCGCCGACATGGCCTTCAGGGTCACGGCCCCGGCGATGATCAGGACACCGAACCCGGCCGCTTTCCCGTATACGGACCACGCAAATGCGTGCGTCGAGGACGTCAACTGTAGGGGTTTCATCGCTTCGCTACCCTCGCCCGCCACAAAATATAAGTCAGGTAGCACCACACGGCCTGCGCAGCGTAGGACGAGAACGCCGTCGGCGGCGCTTCAAGCGGCCCGACAATGGGGACGATGGTCAGGAACCCGATCGCGGTATGCACCGCGCACACGCCGAGGACGGCGCCCCGGGTGAAGTCCCGGTCGCGTAGTGACCCGTACAGCAGGATCGCCGCCGTTACCGTGTACAGCGTCACCCACACGGCCGGGTGGGCGAACGCGAACACGGTCGAGAACGCGGGCAGGTGCTCGTAACGGTCGGTGAAGAACGCGAGCGACCCGGCATGGAACAACGCGAACAACGCGATCGACGTCGCGGACAGTTGCGGGACGGCCTGTTCGCTGACCCGGTCGAGGATCTTCGTGAACCGGCGCTTCACGACTCTGTACACGCGGGTCATGGTGCAGTCACCAGGTAGTCAGCGTTGAGGCTGAACGTTGCGCCGTTCGTGATGGTGAACGCCCCAACACCCTTGATCCTGAGCTCCCCCGTGGCGGTGTTCAGGTACACGGTCGCGTGGGCGTTCGTTGACCCGCCCGAGATCGCGACGGGCAGGTATTTGTCTGTTGCGGACACGCCCCGCGCCCCGGTCGGGATGACGGCGCCGAAGGACGCGAACGTCGTCGGGATGTTCCCGTCGCCCCCGGTGCGGGCGATGTTGATATCGACTGTGATCCGGTTCTTCGGGCCTTTGTGCTCGACGTAGACCTTCCCAGTCAGCGAGTACCCGGCGACGGTGAGCGGGTCGAGCTCGACGACGGTGGGGCCGGCGGTGACTTTCGCGTCGGTGTAGTCGGCGGCTTGGGTGAGCAGGTCGTCGGCGTAGGCTTTCGTGGTCGCGTGTGCGGGGGCTGTGGGGGTGTTCACCGACAGGCGCCCATTCGCGTCCCTTAGCGCCAGTGTTGAGGCCGTGGCGGCGTCGGTCGCGCCGTCCAGCTTCGCCTTATCGGCCGAGGACATGGCGCCGTGCGCGGTGGCCGTGGCGAGAGGCAGGTTATGGGTGTGGTCGGCCCTGGCTGCCCGAACCGATACGCCTTCCGTGCCCGCGACGCCGGGGGCGATCACCACGCCTGGCCCGCCGCCGCCGTTCGGGTTCAGGTCTTTCCAGTTAGCCCCGTCATCAAGGTACGTGCGCTGCGCGGTTTCGTCCCAATAGAACCGGCCGCGCTTGCCCGCTGCGGGGCGCGCCCCGGTGATGCCTTGGGCGTACATCGCCGCGTTGTTCTCGATCGCATCGATCATGACGTTATGTTCGTCGCGGGTCGGGTGCGGGTCGCCGCCTGACGTGTACTTCTTCAGCAGAAAACGCGCGGTTTCGATAACGGTCATGGGCTCAGCCTGACCGTGATAAGCCCGGCCTTGTGGGAAGGCTTAGCCGGGGGCGATGACGATCAGGTCGTCGGAGCGGCCCTCAATCGCGAGAACGATCACCCGGTCACCGACAGCGAGGCCGGCCACCACGCACGGCATACGCAGGGCCTGGTCACCGTACAGGGACGGGATCAGCGCGGCGACGGTCTGGTCGGAGTACATTTCGACGATGCTGCCCCGCCACGCCGAGGGGATCGCGGCCCGCCCACTGGCGGCGGGTGCGCGGCGGGGTGCCGGG